TACTTCTGATATCGTTTATAGTATATATACCTATAATAATTATAATGTAGGTATATATACTATAAACGATATCAGAAGTAAACATAAAAAAATTATAAGTAACCTATGTTCTATTAATATGTTAAAAATAGTTGAGAATACTGATTGTGGAATATGGTTTATACATCCAGAAATAGTTAATTTACTTAAAAATATAAATTATCAAAAATTATCACCATTTGGTTGGGGAATTGATATCATAACAATAATGGAATGTAAAAAATATTATAAATTAGTTATCAGAGATTATTCTTTAAAATGTAGTCAGATAGATTTTACTACAAATTATAATGAAACTAAAGCACTATATGGTATGAGAAAATTAATTAAATATTATAAATCCAATTTAATTATTAGGATAAGATAAAAGAGTATCCCAGGGATAAACAACCCAATAATCTTTAATATTTTCTCCAATTATATATTCTCCAGATACTTTTATTTCTTTAGCTTTTATCTTATCCTTATGATTTAGGACAAAAACACTAAATTTATTCATATTATTATCTGTATATAGTTTATTTATACAATAATCTAATGTTGTCCCAGTATCATTAATTTCATCTATAATTAAAACATTTTTATCTTTAAGATCAATATTTATCCACTGAATCACGTCTATTTTTCCTATTGTATCATCACTATTATATAATTTAACAGTAATGACATATATATCTTTTTCTATATAATTTCTGGCGATTCGCCCTGGAATTAAACCGCCTCCACCTATAGCGATAATTAGATCTACATTTAAATTTTTTAAATCAGTTTTTTTATTTTTAATTAAATTATTGATATCTGTGTAAGTGTAATATAATTTGTTATTTACAACACTCATATAAATAATACTTAATAATAATATTTCTATAAGTAAATTATTATAAGTAAATTATCAAATAAATATACTTTAAGTTAAAAATATATAATATAGTTATATGCCAGATAAATGCAAATTTAAATATAGTGAAAAATATTTAAATATGAATAATCAAGAAAGAATGCAATACAATAAACATATTCGTCAATCTCTAGAATTATTAGAATCTATAAAACATGAAATTTCTGAAGATGAATATACAATAATTATGCAATGTATATTAAAAGAAATAACATATTCTAATTAAGCACTGCACATTTCACAGTCAGATTTCTTTTCTGGTTCAATTGTAAATTGTTGTGCTTTAGCTACAGCCTTAGTCCTCAAATAGTAAATCCCCGTTTTTAATCCTTTAGAATGTGTATACATATGCATACTTGATAACTTACTAAAATCAGGATTTTTTAAAAAAAGATTTAAACTTTGTGATTGACATATATAAATACCTCTATCAGCAGATTGGTCTATAATAGATTTTTGCGAAATGTCCCAAGCAGTTTTGTATATATTTTTAAATACATCAGGAATAATATCTATATTTTGTATAGAACCACCTTCCGTAATTATTTTGTTTTTAATATCTGGATTCCATAAATTTATTGATATTAAATCTTTTAATAAATGCTTATTCACTATAACAAAACTACCAGCTAATGTATTTCTTGAAAATATATTAGATGTAATAGGTTCTATACACTCTGTATTTCCTAGAATTTGACTAGTAGACGCAGTAGGCATTGGTGCAACTAATAAACTATTTCTTATTCCATGCTCTGATATATCTTTTCTCAATGTTTCCCAATCAAAATCTAATCCTGGAACGGATTGTAAAGGTTCTTGATACCATAGATCGAATTGAAATAATCCCTTTGAAAGTGGCGACCCAATGAAAGAAGAATAACTTCCCAAATATTTCTCTGGTTTATAATTATTTATATCATTATTATCATATAATTCTTCATCGATAGGTAATAATTTATTTTCTAAATTAAATAATTCACTATTGTTATTTAAGTCAACACTGTTTGTAGTTCCAGTATTAAAGATATAATTATTACCAGATTTAGTATATTGATTCGCTTTTATAAAATTTCTTGAACTATTTTTTCTTAGATCTCTTATTTTTAGCATATCATCTTTCCTTGATTTAGAAATTATCATAGATTTATTTAATGAAGCATAATATATTGTCGCAAATATTTGCTTGTTTATTAATCGGGCCTCGTCAGAATCAAATCCTACCCTCATTAATGAATAAACATCAGATAAACCCTGAACACCTATACCTATAGGTCTATGTAATTTATTGGAATATCGTGTTTCTGGAACAGGATAATAATTTATATCTATCACTTTATCTAAATTATTTGTCAAAATTTGTGTAACCTCATACAACTTGTTAAAATTAAATTTAGGTTTAAAAAATACCATTAATTCATCGAATCCACCTATATATTTGTAGTCTGAATTATCTTTATAATTTATAAATATTTGTGGAACTGTTTTCACCTCGATATCATTAGGTAATAAGTTATCTAAATATTTCTTTTCTTCATTAACACATTTTTCATTATATTTTATATTTTTATTTTTAAGGTAAGTTTTAGTTCTTTCACAAAATATACAATCGTCTTTAGTAAAAACGATAACATCATTAATTTTTGAATAATCATACTTTTCAACAAATTTAGGTAAGCCAATAGAACCTAACGTACAGCAAGCATACTGTTCATTATCACTATATTCTACTATCTCAGTGCATAAATTGGAACTCTTTATCGTTCCTATATTTTTTTGATTACTTTTTTCATTACAAGAGTCTTTATATAAAATATAAGGTGTTCCAGTTTCTATCTGTGAAACCAAAATTTTTTCCCAAAGTTCTCTTGCTTTTACACGTTGAATAACATATTTGTCATCAGATTCATATTTTAAATATAATTTTTCAAACTCTAGGCCATATTTATTAGATAAATTTTTTGCTATATTTGGACACATTAATGACCAATAACTATTTTCTTTAACACGTTTCATAAATAGATCTGAAATCCATATAGCATAAAACAGATCTCTGGCCCTTGCTTCTTCATCTCCATGATTTTTTTTTGCTTCCAAAAAATCATATATATCTGCATGATAGTCGGCCAAATAAATTGCAAACGAACCGTTTCGTTTTCCAGATTGATTTATATGTTTTGCTGTTGCATTTAATACTTTTAACATAGGTAAAATACCGTTACTTTTTCCATTAGTGCTTTTGATATGTGAATTTGACGCTCTAATATCATGTGCCCAAATTCCAATACCACCTGCCCATTTAGAAATCTTTGCACAATCAGATATAGTTTTATAAATTCCATCAACAGAATCTTCAATACCTAACAAAAAACAACTTAATAATTGAGGTCGTTCAGTTCCGCTGTGAAATAATGTGGGAGTAGCATGAGTAAAATATTTGTTTGCCATGTGATTGTATGTTTCTAAAACTAAATCAATACAATCACCATGTAATCCTAAAGCAACTCTCATTAACATATGCTGTATTCTTTCTATAGTTTTTCCATCGATATTTATTAAATAAGCTCGTTCTAAGGTTTTAAAACCAAAATAATCAAAACCATAGTCTAGATTATAATTTATAGCAGAATTTAACTTTTCTCTGTTATTCATAACTACATTATATAAATCTTTGGATACAAGAGGAATATGATTTCCAAATTTGTCTTTATTGTTATAGAGTATATATGTCGTTTCACTTAATGATGGTGATGTTAACTTATGATTATTTGAAACAATTAATCTTGATGCAAGAACACTAAATTCAGGATGTTTTGTTATATTTGCAGCACACATTTCTGCGCCTAATTCATCTAATTGTGAAGTATTAATACCATCATATAATTGATTAACTAGTTTCTGGGATATAGGCACCACATCAATGCAATTAAGTTTAGGTTCTTTTGCTTTTAACGACTGTAATCTCCATAAAATTTTATCGAATGAAACTTTTTGAGATTTACCATTTCTTTTTATAACATTCATTATTATATTATATATAGTAATATCTATAAATATTTTTCTTTTTTAAATCTAAAACAAATTAGTCAATGATATCATTAAATTGTTTATCAAGCCAATTAAATATTTAGTTATATTTACTGGAGTATTATTTATAAGCGCATTAAATTTTGTAGATTTAATTATATTTTTAATCTGATTTTCTTTTATATCGGTTAACCACGTTTTTAATACATTTTTTAGTAAATCTTGAAAATCACTTGGGTAATATAAATTAATATAAACTAAATTTAACAACATATTTTCATAATCAATATTTTTATAAATTTCGGTTATATTTCCTAAAAATTTGTAATATGAACATTTTTTTGGATAATAACTTACAGAACACATCAATGGATGAATTTTGATATGTTTTATAAAAAATGCCTTACCTATATAGTCCTGATTATAATTGTTGTAAAGTAGTTTATTAAGATATAGTATATTTTGGTTTAACGTATTATAAATAAAAATAAATTCATCTATAATTAAATTTAAAACTAAATTACTAAATGATAAATCTAACTCTCCATTATAATAATTTATATTTAAAATATTATTTATATTGTTTTTTTTTCTAATTAGATAATCAACATTATTTTTTATTTCCCAATTATTTATATATATATTTATCTCATTATTAATAATATTATTGTATTCTAAATTTCTAATAATTGATTGAGAACGAATACAATTATTATCATATATGTTTATTATAAAAGTATCTAAATTAAAGATTAATTTTTTAATATAACTCTTATTTATATAACTATCTATAAGTAAATTGTCTGTTTTTTTTGTTACAATGAAACTTTCACTAAGATTATTAGGAATATCATATAAATAGTTTGTTTCAATAGAATCATTCTTTTCATTTACTGTTTTCGAATAATTTATATAACTATCTATTAAAATATCTGATATATTATTGTGTTCATTTATATTATCTTTAGTCATTTTTTTTTTTTTTATATATTTATTCAAGCTTAAATATATTTTATGAAATGTGCTTTTGTATAAATCTATTTTAAATTCTTTACATTTGAAACTATTACGTTTTAAATTGTATCTGATATTATCTAATTTTACAATTTTTTTTTTAAAATTTATAATGTCAATTTTGTCTAAACTTATTTTTTCATTGTTAATGCATAAATTTCGAACAATAACACTAATGATATTAATGTTTTTAAAACTAATATGTATATTTTTTAAAACAATCTTATATTTAATATCTGTAGATTCCCCACTATTTAATTTTTTTAACTTATCTATAACATCAATTATATCTTCAAATTTTACAATTTTTAAATCAATGTGTTCAATAACTATATCAATTGTTGATTGATATGATGCGCTTATGTTTTTAAGTTTAATAGTTTTTATACTATCAATAAAAAAATCAATGTAATTTATTTTAAAACTATAAAAATCATTTTTTTTAACGATAACAAAATTATTAAAAGAAAATTTGTAAATACAATATAAAAGAGATAAATGTTTTATAATAAATTTATGAGACAGTAATAAATAGTCTAATATCTTTTGCATATTATCTAATCCATTATTAATCATATTTTCTAAATTGATAAATTTAATATCTGATTCTGGTTCTAAATAAGATTTTTTTTCATAATTATCATTGAATATTATAAAAACCTTATCTAATATATGTAAAAATGATTTAGTATATAATAATTTATATGAATCACATGTAATTTTATCTATATAATCAATTCTTAATTTATCTAAATAAATATTATCTAAATATATACCATTTTTAGATTTAATATTGATACTAAATTTTTTATATTCTGAACTTAGCTTTTTTAATTTTTTCCTGGCAAAAAAATTAGCTATATAATGTCCTATAAATTTGTTAAAAAAATATAATAAATTTATAAGAAATAGATTAATCCATTTCAACATATTATACATGTGGATTATTTATTTTTTCGATAATTATATTTAAATCTTTACTATTAAACTTCTGTTTAAAAAATGTTAAACAAATTTCAAATAGTTTTATTAATACAATGCAATCATCTAAGGCTCTATGTGCATTTTTATTTATTATATTAAAGTATTTTCCCAAAGATTTTAAACTATGATACTTTATTTCAGGTAATACTAATTGAGATAATCTATAAGAATCAATATATTTACATTCAGGTTGGGTTAAATTATTTTTTTGTAAAGCATTTTTCAAAAACAAATAATCAAAAGCATCATTGTTGTGAGCAATTAAATAGATTTTTTTTGAATCATATAGATTTATAAAATTTAGAAATTTTTCCAGTCCCAAATAATGTTTTAATCCTTTACTTTCTAACATCATATTCGTTATACCAGTTAAATCAACTATCTTATCACTCAAAATCAACTTAGTATTTAATAAAACATTAAATTGATTTCCATAATTATCAATAGCACCTATCTCAATTATTTCATCATAATATGGATTAAATCCAGTTGTTTCAAAATCATATACAATATATCTACTTGGAGATTTTTTTATTTGACTTCTAGTTAACATTTTTTATTTGATTTGAAATAATGATATATAAAAATCAAATTTATATGTTCTTATATTCTCCTACATTTACTAATTTATTATATTCACTATCATAATTATCCCCATATTTATTAAGTTCATTTATATTATGCAAAATTGGTTGGTCCAGATATATTCCATCTTTTATAGAATTTAAAATTTTATGATTAGCGTCTAATTCTCCTAGGACAATTCTGTTGTCGTTGTAATCTGTTGATTGTATTTTGGTTTTTAATAATAAAAGTGGACCTTTTAAAACGTTTGGATAATTATCTATAACCCGATTTATTTTAATTTTATTTTCATCTAACAACCTATTTATACAATAATCTGTCAATATTGGACTTATCGCGTCATTATCCTCGACAAATTTTACAGAATAAGCTAAATAAAGATTAGAAAATATATCAGCCATATCTGCTGATAATGACTGATTTTTTTTTATTTCACCACCTAGTAATGCTACAAAATTATTTAAACAACTAAAGATAACTGTTTGTTTTTCTAAAGGGCTCATATTTAAAGATAAAACACTCTTCCTATAACTACTAAATACATGACCTAACATCATATTTAAATTCGTTTTAAATAAATCTATATCATTATTTACGATTGAGTCGTATAATTTATAAACATATGGATGACTTTTATTTAAACCTTGTCCATAAATAATTAAATTTCTTGTCAAAGTATTACTACCTTCTACAGTTATACCAATAGGTGCTAATCTTTGATATTTTTCTATAAAATTATTTTCTCCTAAACATATTGCACTTCCAGCAAATATATCTGAACCATCATTCAACACATCTCTGGCTCTATCTGTTGTTTGTTGTTTCATTATAGCTGATATTATAGCAGGTTTTTCACCTTTATCTAATAAATGGTTTGTTAAATCAATTCCAGATTGTATCAACCAAGTGTTATATACCATATCAACTAATTTATTAGAGACACCCTCCATTTTTAAAAGAGGAATATTAAACTGTTTTCTATGTTTAGCATAATTATAAACACTATATGTAGTCATTTTAGATGAAGCATTGGCTGATGCAGGTAAAGAAACACCTCTCCCGACCGATAAACATTCCATTAACATTTTCCAACCTTTACCAACATTTTCTTCACCTCCTATCACTTTATCTAATTCTATTTCCAAATCACCCTTTAATGTTCCATTAGGGAATCCAGCATTTAAAGGATTATGATGTGTTTCTTGTCTTAAACCTGGATATCCTTTTTCCAATAAAACCAAAGTAATACCTTCTTCGCCTGCTTCTAATAAATTATCCGGGTCATCTAGTTGAAATGCGACCCCTATTATATTTGATACAGGTGCTAATGTAATATATCTTTTATTTATGCTTAATTTAATTATTCTTTTGCCATTCTTTTTAACTAATGTTCCACGGTCTATTTGGCCTAATGCGTCAGAACCATTATGTGGACCTGTTAAACCGAAACATGGTATTAATTCACCTTTAGCTAATCTTGGTAAATATTTATCTTTTTGATTTTGTGTTCCATAGTGAACTAATAATTCACCAGGTCCCAAAGAATTGGGCACCATAACAGAGACTCCTAATGCTGGATTAGCTGTGGCTATTTCTGTTATAATTTCAGAAGTTTCCCTATTAGATAAATTCATCCCACCATACTTTTCTGGAATTACAAATGAAAAAAATTTTTTTTTACCAATAAAATCAAAATAATCTTTATAGTTTGGATTCGGATATATTTTATTATTACCAACTTTATTCACGATATCAATAATATTTTTTTTATTGAATTTGTGATCCAATGTTAAACGCTTTTCTAAATTTACTTTTCCTTGAAATATTTCCCTATCAATACTTACAGTTCCAGTTCTTAAAGCAATTAATTCTGTGTTTGATATTTTGGGTATAATTTTTTTAACTCTATTGAAAATTTGTCTGTACATAGTTATAGTTTATATTTTGTTTTTAAATAATTAGCCAAAACTATAAAATAAATTTGAAAAACTATATATTAAAAAAAAACTAAAAAAAAATGGAAATAGAAAAAAAAATTATTAATAATATTGTTAATATTTTATACAAAACGTATCCACTAGATACATTTTTTGTTCAAAACAATTTCAGACTACACAAAGATAAACTTTGTTCAGTTTTTTATAGAGCAAAGTCGTCCGCTATAAACAATTTAACATATGGCTATCATATACAAATACATCTACTTGAATTAAAGAAAAATATGAATACATTTCGATTTTATCAAAAAAAATGTGTTTTTTGTAAATTGAGATGTGTGGATTCTAAATTAACGTGTTGTGGAAAATATACACATCAAAAATGTTACATGAAAAATAGACACCAGTGTTGTAATAATTTAAAAAAAGTTAAAATACAAGAAGAATGCCCAGTATGTTTTTCATTGTGTAATACAAAAACAGATTGTAATCATACACTATGTGAAACATGTATGACTGAAATAAAAAAGCAACCAGGAAAAACTTTATGTCCATACTGTAGAGACCCTATAAATAAATTAGAATTTAATAATAAATTATTTAGTATGTGCATAGATGATAATGATATAATTAATATTAAAGTTCAAATAATATAAATTTGAATCACTTTAAAAAAATGGTAAATGAAAACATAGCTTCAAATTTATTAACTAAGAGGATTAAGAAAAAAACTTTTGTTTTAAAAAAAGACTTTACATTAATTAAAAAGATGATTGTGTATTTTTATACAGCGTTATTTATAATCAATCTTTGGACTTAATCATACAAATTCATAATTTTGATTTTAAGATGAAAATTAAAAAAATGTATTTATTGTGAAAAAAAAATGTAGATATTCAATTAACATGTTGCAAAAAATTTGCTCATTTTAGTTGCTATTGTAAAGACAATTTTATTTTGAAACGTGTTTTTACCAATTCTAAAAAAAACCAGATGCCATTAGAGGCGTTTGAATTATATCGAAACAACCATTTTCGGCAAAATGTTGTAATAATTTTGTTTTAGATAAAACTCAAGATGAATGTCCGGGGATGTATTGAAATATGCAATACAACCACAATATGTAACCATAGATTATGTAATAAATGTATGCTTACATTAAAAAATATGTCAATCAACAAAAACTGTCCATTACAATGTCCTATTTGTAGAAATGAGTTAATAGAAAATTATAAATCTGAAATAAAAACCAGCTATATTGATAATAAACAGATAAATTATACTGTAAATTATATATAGATTAACCACAGTGGTATGTGCATCCCACAAATACGCATTTATACGTTGTTCCATCATGTTCTAATTCTTTAAAATGGAAAGGGTCTGTCTGGGATAAATTATCAAAATCTACATCACATGTTATTTTAGCCACAGTATAATTATGTAAAGTATCATTTTCCTGTTTCGCACCTAATCCAGGGACAACACAAGATGTAATATAATCACCATTTTCAAAATTTCCATTATAATTACATACCCAAATAGCACCTTCACCTAAACTATTAACTGTTAAACGGTTATCGCCTTCAGGTTTATCGTAAGAAACTCTTATTGCGCTTTGATAGGTTCTTGTTTTAGTTTGGTCTGTTTCAATAAAAGAAATAACACCAAAAACAGATTTTTGATTATTTTTATTTGATAGTCTTACAATAGGTAAGGCTTCGTTTATTTGTATATTATTTTTGTAAGTTGTATCTGCACCAGTTGATTGAGAATTATAAACACCAGTTGATACAGTTATATATCCGAAGTATTGTGTATAATCGATTGTATCATTATTTTCACCATAACATTTGTGTTGTCCTGTGAAATCAAGTGCATTTGCTGAACTGTTACCTCTACCTCCTGTGTGAAGTGAGTTTCCTATTAATCCATATCGTATAGAATTTGTGGAGGTAGTTCTATACTCAAAAACTAATTCTGGGTGAGGACCACCTGTGTCTTGTCTACTAGAATTAGAATCAGCATCAAGTCCTATTAACCAAATATGTTCGTTCTCATCAGTTCTATCATGATAAGATCTTATAGCAATTGCATTTCCAGCACAATCATTAGCCCCACCCAAACCTCCAGGAGCAGTAGTTGTTCCTGGTTCATAATGTCTGCCATCATAAGTCTGTGTAATATTTATCGCACAATCTCCCCAACCTATTAATTGTGTTGCAGTAGTATCATGTATCCAAGTAGCATCACCAGTTTTTTTAATTCTACCTATAACATCAACAGCATTTTTAATTTCGGTTTTTTCTGTTGTAATTTCTAAAACAGTATCTGCTCGATCTTTATGATTTCCATCAGCTAAGCCCAATATTAATTTAGATTTGTTATCTGGGTATAATTTACCATCTTCCCCATTTATAGTATTTTCTCCATCATGCCTTAAAACGAATCCTCCAAGATATCCATTTTGTTTATCCATAAAATCTATTGTACCTAAATTACAATTATTATATAATACTATATTAGAAGAAACATTGTTATGGTAAAAATCTATATTTGAAATTAATGATATTATAGGATAATCATTTGAATTTCCTGATCCTCGAGGAACAAGATTGGGTGCTGTGCCTATAAGTCTTCTAGAATGCCAACTATTACCTACTAATACCAACGAAGATGCTAAATCTTTCCGCATATCTGCTGTATCAGCAATGGTAACAAAATCTCTTATATGAGTATGAACCCATGCATCATTATTCAAGAAATCAGGTTCTATATTTATTGCTGAAAATAATTTAAATGTGTTCTGTATTGGAGCATTTATAGAAAAAGATAATCTACTCTGACTATCATTGTTTATTCCATAATGACTACCTTGAATCTGTGCTAATATAGAATTACTATGATCTTTAAATTGTATCTGTGTTTCAGCGCCACCATCAGTATTTTCATTTGTTGTATTTTTAAGAGATAAACATGCTTCAGGTCCATTAATTTCTAAACTAGCTTTACTATTATCTGTCCCTATAATTACATTATTTGCTGTAATATTACCATCTTTATCATATAAAACTACCCTATTATCATTTATCCTATTAGGTTTTGCATTTTTTGTCATACTACGAATCGGTACTAATTCATATATTATCCAAACAATAACAAATGGGATAATAGCACCATAAAGAACACTATCCCCCAATATTTTACCATCATGTCCTAATAATTTAGAAAAAAAACTACTATTTTTTGATTGTTTTTCTTCATTATTTTCTGTATTATCTGGGGGTTTATTTTCAAAAACCGATATTTGACTTTCTGTTTCTAAATTAATATTAGTATTTATATTATCATTAACATTCGTATTAGTGTTAGTATTACTTTCTTCTAACAAACTTCTTATTTTTGCAGTTGAAGGTCGACTAGATGGAGGTCTAAATTTAGGACAAGATGGTTTATGTTTTTTTTTTTTCCTACAACAATTTTTACAATTTTTTTTTTTACATTTTTTTTTCAATAAAATATCAAAAAA